CCTCAAGGAAGCGCCGCAGCGTGAGGCTCTCCAGCCATCCGTTGCCCGCACCGTCGATAAGGCCGCCGAAGCCCGTCAGTATGTCTGGGTCGAAGCTCTCACCGTACTGGGCGCCGTCTATATGCCGCGACCGTCCCCGCAGCGTTATCTTTCCCTGAGCCGTGTCGTCATGAAGCTTTGACAGATACCGTCTATTCCCATAATTCTGAATAAGCTGTTTAATCTGCTCTTCTGTATAACTACCGACACCATAACCAGACAAACCACCACTTATTATTGTATGCACGTCACTTTTAAGCTGTGAGATGCTTCCTCTCACGACTTCATTACCAAGAGTTATCTCCTTAACAAACGGGAAGTCTATGTTAGTCACTATCTTTATTATATGGGTCTTCCATATGTATGATGTACCTCCATTCAGTTCCTGGCCGTCATTGTACACAACGTCCTGACCTACATAAAGAGACATGAGGTCTGGATACTTCTCCTGATCCCGGAACTTCTCTGGGTCACTGTTCACTGTATAGTTATTCAGGTCATCATTGAGGCGGGAAATCTTGTACATTGCTGTTTTAAGAAGCTCTGTTTGTGCGACAGTTTTGTACTTTTCTGATATAACTATATTGAGAAGTGTACATTTATTGTCTTTCTCATTCACGTTGTCAAGGCTTGTGCCGTTGCTTCGCGGATAAAGCCCCTGTTCTCTTGTCGTTGGTATTATCAAGTCATTATCTTCAACATATACAATCTCATAGTCACCTGCTAAGACATCGAACCCTTTTTCATCTACATCGTCATCGTTCTTCACGTGTTCAGCCTCTTCATGATATGTAAGTTCAAACTCACGACCAGCAAGAGGACTGTCAAGAGGACTGGATAAGTTCGCCTGAAATTGTACGCTTAACCTTTCACCGCTGATTATGTCACTTCCTGGATCTATGATATAGTCGTGCCATGAACCGTCCTGCTTGTAAGCTAAACGCATATACCATACAGACCATTGTTTGTAACCTCCGTTACCATCTGGTATCTTCTCTTTTGTCTCTTCGTCAAGAAGATATAATCGGCGTTCTCTTACGTTATAGCAGTAGAGGCTGATCTTGGGATATATGTCATCAAATACAAGCTCGCGGAAAATTTTCGGCTCTGAGGAATCTTTGCGGGTGTCTATAATACTGTCTTTATACATTGACGGTAGTGTCAGACGCTCACTCACCTGCTCATAACCATTGCTCGTTGGCTGTGAGAGATTGCGAGTACCGCCATGTACGATGAAGCTGTTCGCATAATCCTCTTTCGTCTCCTGAACACTCGCTGGACCTACGTTATAACCACATTTTAACTCCGTAAGATAGTCATAATAATTGTCTTCCTTATCTGCTAAAGTTCCGAAAAACAAGACTTTGTGTTCCCAGTCAAGATGATATTGACAGTCAAATTGAGTAGCACATTCTGACAGGGCAGAAAGAATGTCTGTACTGCTGAATGTGCATGTTGCCGATGCGGCAAGACCACTCGTCATCTCCAGCGTCCATCCGCTGCCGAACTCATCGCCTATGTTACTATCAATATACGGAAGCCAGTTGTTTATTATATCAATAAACCTATTCAGGATTGTTGCCGCGTTACCAGTATATGTCCATTCTGTGCGCTTGGTTGCCGTATCCCAAGAAGTAGTGTCTCCGTCAACATGAATGAAAGGTACGCGACCAAGCCACATTACAGGATGCTGAAACTCCGGTTCGTACCTGAATTCGACTTCACTCTGCTGTTGCGGCTGGTAGGGGGCTAATAATCTGTATCTCGTAGTGTCATATACTATATACGATCCTGCTGGCAATGTGTTTTTTACGGTATCATTCCATGAGAGGCGGATAAAGTTTGAGGTCATCATCTGCTCCTCATGTACGCACGGTTGCGTCACAGGTATGTCGTCAAGCAGTACACTTCCGTCTGATGTATATATATCCATTTTTATCCTTTTGCACAAAGGTACTAAAGTATATTATATGCTTCCATTACATCAATACACTTTGTTGCAACAATATAAGAATAATACCATTTATTTCCTTGCCCTCCTGGTAGGATTTGGCTCTTTAAATTTTACAACAATCTTTGCTGCCGTTCTTGATATATTCTGCCCATAGCTGGTACAGTTAACATATTTTAAGAAATATACATCATTGCTGTTTGGGGGTACTTCAATTTCAACATCTCCTCTATATAGTTCATTCATGAATGATGTTTTCTTTTTAAGGAAATCACTATGTGAAGTTCCTGTTATTCTAAAAATTAGATTAACATCCCGTTCATTCAGTTTCGGAGATATTTCACAATATCTAATACCATCTTCCAACCTGCTATTATTTGTAATGTATTCTTTAACTGGAGCGAAAACGCCTAAAGAATTGAGGAATCCATCACCCATTTTTATCCCCCATTCTTTAAGTGCGTCTTTCTTATTTATAATTAAATCTGCCATAATACTTATAAACTATTTTTTATTTCTCTCTTGATCTCTGACAAATCTGCCTGTATTATTTTCAATGATTTGGCAGAGTTTCCTGTATTGTCATTTATCTCTTGTTGCACAAGAAAAGATTGTGCAAGCAAGTCCAACATGTTATTAAACTTATTGTTATGCTCTTTCCCTGACAATATAAGTTCATATACCTGAGAACTTAGAGCTGTAATGCCTTGTGTGGACATCTCCTTTAACCTGTTCCCGTTCTCCACGGCTATCTGTGTTGCTGTCACACGACCTGTAAGCTCATCTGCCTGCTCCTGTGTGATTGTCTGTGCGCTCTTAGCCGTGGCTGACTGTTCTGTTGTTTTCTGAGAACCGCTGTTTATGATAAGACCTGTTTGCTGCATGACATTCCTCCAAGCAAGCATGGTGTTCGCAAGTTCCTCGTTGTCAGCCCTGATTTCGTCTATCTCATCTTGTGTTAAGTCTGTGCCACCTTCACTATCTTCACTCGCATATAGAGCGATTTTTTTATAAAGGTCTTTCACTTTACCCTTGATGTTTTCACTGTTTACGAAACCCTCTATCAAGGCGTTGGAAATTAGTTCATTTATATTCCCCGCAAAATCCTCTGTTGAGCTTGTCAAATCTTTCAGTAGGTTCTTGTACGAATCGAGGAAACCGTCCCATGAGTAGCCTGTCAACTTTTCGTTGAGTGCTGATGCCAGACTTTCCTGCATCCCCGCTCTCTCGATGTATTCTTCTATCAATTCTTTGGGATTGCGGTGTCCCTCACCATTCATCAGAGCCATCCACTCCTTTGGGGCGAAAGCTTCGAGTAATTTCATTTCTTCCGGAGTGAGGTCGAAAAATGTGTCTTTGTTAACTTCAGAGTGTTCTATACCGGCTTCTCCTGCGTGCTGCTTCAGTATCTCAGAAAAGACACTCCATCCTGACCAGTTATTTCCCGCCATATGTCTAATGAAAGAACCTTTACCTCCAAGTCCCAAAAAGCCATACCCAGTGTTCGTCCACTCACTGGCTCTGTCTTTAATAGCATTGCGCTGGTTTTTCTCCCATTCAAGCTCAGCCTGATATGCTTTCCTGTAATAGTCAATGCTTTCCGAGTTTGTAGCCTCGCCTGCTGTGATTTTGTCCGACAGATTGTCAATAGCTTTCGCAAGTGCCTCATTTACGGCACTCAGACGTGCAATCTCTTCTTCCATTTCCTTTTCGTTGCCATGTATGTCAAGCCAAGAGTTGAAACCTCCGTAAGTCAAAGTATTAAGAACGTTACCGAGACCATCTACAAGTGCCTCCGCCGGTTTTGTAATAAAGCCGCCTTTTAGTACCCCCTCAAGTATATTGTCTAACATTCCCAATACACCTGATATGATAGCCTCGGACAGATCTCCGGTAAGAAAGCCCTCTACTATATCCAACGATTCAACCAACATCCCGCCAACCTGCTCGCCGAACACTGCACTAAGTCCAGTTTTTAGGAAATCCTTAAATTTGTTTATCACCGCTGTTGACCCGACAAGACTTTGCATCAGATTCGTCAATCCATCGACTGTACCTGATAGCGTGCCGCTTGTCAGACCGTTCAGCCCGGCAGAGAATTTATCGAGATTTGTCTGCAAGTCTTTAGCCGTGCGTGATACAGCACCTTGTGCCTCTGCCACGCTGTTATCAGCATCTATTACAAGTTGTGCTGTCCGCTCTTGCTCTGTCTGAGCCTCAGCTACTTTCTTGTTTGCCTCTGCATACTCCTTGCTTGCCTTGTCCATGATGCTGTCACGCCGCTGCTCCGCTTCTGTCAACGCTTCTGTTGCGGTCTTATGGGATGATTCTGCAATTTTCAACGCCTGTATATGTCCCCGGTATTCATCCAGTTGCTTGTTCAACTTTGCAAAGGTTGCATCGCTGCCCACCTTTCCCTGTAGATTGCTCTGTGCCTCAAGTATTATCTTTTTATCCTCTGCCGAGCGATTGCGGAAGTCGTCTGTTTGAATGTAAGCGTTAAGTTCAGAAAGTGTATTTCTTATAATCTCATCGAAAGCGGTGCCAAGATTTCCGAATGCCGATAACCAGTCCACTTTGCTTATTATCCGTTCATCCTCCTTGCCTTGCAGCGCTTTGTCTCTTTCCTTTTCCAACGATAATCTTTCACCCTCATTTTGAGCTTTCTGTATCTTCTCCGCATACTCCTCCGCAATGGCAAGTTTCTGTTGCTGGAATGTGCCATATTCTTTCAGGTAGTCACGCATGGCTTGTAGTTCTACCTTGTACGCTTCCTGTGTGGCTTTTTCACGGTCATGGTCGGCTTTGTCCCTCATACTTTGCACAAGACGTTCCTCATCTTCTGTTAGACTGACATCCACAGAACTTGCGTCAAAAGCCTTGTCCTTATTACCAGGAGACTTTTCAAATGCCGCTTTTGCTGCATCTATTTTCTCTTGCCTGAGCTTATCCTCGTAATCTTCTATCGCGGCAATCTGCTTGTCGTAATCAAGTTCTATTTGCTCAAGGGTCTTCTTGTTGCCCTCTTCCATAAGGTCTATTTCATTCTGCCATATCGCATATTGATTGTCGCGCTGCTTCTTTATCGTTTCGTCTCTTTGTTTGTCAAGAAGGACATTGTATTCCGATTGCTGCTTGCGGATGTTTTCTGTATTTTTAGATGTTTTTCCCGTATTTGTTGAATATGCCTCCAAATTCCTATCATATTCTGCAATTTTCTTTTTTAGTTCCAAACCTTTCTTTCCTGCCGCTTCTTGTACAGTAAGCGCATCAAGTTGAGCCTGTGCTTCTTTTTTCTTATCCTCTATTGTTTTTTTTGTATCTTTATTATTCCTGCTTGTCTGTTTATTATTTTCTGTATCTATCTGAAACATATCTTCAACAGCCTTTGTTTGCTCCCGTAACATTTTCTCGTTATTTCGGAGACTTGTAAACCAAGCCTGTGAATTACCATATTTCGCAGTTCCTCTAAAAACATTTCTGATACGTTCTTCCGTCTCTTTGCTTATAGTACCGGTATTTCGTAATTCTCTTTGTATCTGTTTAAGATATTGAGTTGTCTGTTTCCCGCCAACTGTTTCAGAAAGATTCTTTTGAAGTTTCCCGATATTACTTGAATAGCTTTCTCCATATTCATCCTGTGTTGTTTTTAGTGCAGCCTCTTTCCCTCTTTCAAGTGCCGCCTCCCGCGCCGCCTTTGACACAGCCTTATATGCTGCTTCAACATCTTTAAGTGTACGTATCTCTGCCGACAGCCCGTTCAAATAATTACCATATTGATTGATTATCTTTTCTTTTGTTTGTTGATATTCCGCGGTTCCCTCTTTAGCTTTACGTAATTTATCAAACAGGCGGTCTATTTCTGCCTGTTCAGACGCTATTCCCGCTTTTGTATTTTCAAAAGATTCATTCAACCGCTTTTGTGCTTCATCCTGTTTGGATGTCGCGCTATGTGCAGCCCACATGGTTGTTACAAGCGCTCCCAGTGCGACGGTTGCAAGTACGTAGGGATTTTTCAGCATTGTAGCATTAAGGAGTGCCTGTGCTTTCTGTGTAAGAAGAATCCGTGTCCTTGCAAGTGTCATAGCTATTGAGTGCCCATTCTCTGCGGCTGTGGCAAGAAAGACTGCCGTCTTATACGCTCCATAAGTCGTCACAAGCCCAACAAGCACCTTTCCCACCGTCTCATAATTCTCTATCAGCTTTGTCACAGTAGAAATACTTTTAACAATAACGCCCTCACTCGCTTGCCCCAATTCATTGAAAGCCGCATCAATGGCATCCTGCATCATTGACAGCTGACCGTTAATTGTCTTTGAAGCGTTCTCAGACATCTGATAGAATTTGCCTCCGGCACTCGTAGCGTCAATGAAAGCTTGCTGCACCATATCTGCGGAGACAGCCCCTTTTGACATCTCTTCTTTTAGCTCTGCAATAGACTTTCCTGTCGTCTCAGCAATCTGTTGCAAAGGATTGAAACCTGCGTTAATCATCTGGTTAAGATCCTGTCCCATTAGCTTGCCTGTTGCCGACATCTGCGAGAAAGCCAACGTAAGAGAGTTGAACTTCTGTGTGTCTCCCATAGACACATCGCCTATTGCCTGTAAATAACGGGGAACTTTCTCCGCTTCTATATTGAAGCCTAACATCATCTGCGTGGCTGCCGTTACATCGGAAAATTCAAGCGGGGAAATCCTTGCGTACTCACGGACTTGCTGCATCAACGCATCCGCTTTCTCCTTACTTCCTAAAAGTGTTTGAATAGCGGTATCGGCTGCCTGGAACTCACCACGGACTTTTATCATCTGACCAACAAGTTCTTTCAATCCCAAACCTCCTAATATTGTTGCGCCCCAACCTTTTAATTTACTTGTCATGGCATCAAGGACTTCCGTACTACCGATGGAATCATCTTTCATCAATTTGTACTCGTCACGGAGCTTCTTAACGGAAAGCTGTGCTGTCGCTCTTTCCTGTGTAAGTGCGAACAAAGCAGCCTTTTCTTCTTCAAGTGCTTTTTTTGCTGCATTGTATTCTGCAAGTGCATTATTGGAACTTCCGCCGTATCTGTCATTCTTCAAGGCTGTTCTATATGCCTCACCGAGTCTCCTTACATCAGCCTCAATATCTTTTATGACTGTTTTCTGCGCTATTATCTTTTCTGTAAAACCATTTACATTTTGTGATGCATCAAATATTTTCTTCTTGAAATCATTATCAATGGCAGCACCGGCCTTGGCTGCTTCCGTTGTGATTCGTGTAAACTCCTGTCGGGCTGTTCCTAACTGAGCCTCAACAGCTCTAATCTCTTGTTCTGGAGTGGTTTTCCCAAAATTTTTTAATTGGTTTTCAAGTTTCGTAATCTCATTACGTAATTTGACAACGTTATCCCAATCTGCGCCTATTGTAAAATATAATGTAGCCATTCCTGTTTGTAATTATTATTTTCACATAACATAAAAATAAAGGCTTCCTAACTATTATTCCGTTCGCCTTGTATGACAGAGGATGTATCTTATTCTCCTCGTAGTTAGTCCTGTACGTTCACTAATCTTTTCATAGATATAGCCTCTTGATACATAACTGGAGAGTTCACCAAGATTATTGATAATCTCACGATAAATATCATGTACCTCATTATGTCTTTTTACGGTACTCTCATATCTATTATCACCTGAAAATTTTGTCATAAAGAAAATTTTATATACATTTGCACTGACCAAATTAAAACTTATTAAATGGATGATACCATATCCGTAGCCAAAAGAGGAGCTTTGTCCCCGGCATGGGTTATGGATGTATTATCTGTTTAAGTTTGATTTGGTCGTCAAATTCTCAAGTGTCGGGGACTTCCCCTTATATCATATTTGCCTATTTCCCATTATTCAAAGTATTTTTATTTTTGAAATATTCTTCTTCTGTAACTTCTTCCATTATATCACCATAAGTCGTATGTAATTTATCTTTATTCATTATTACAAGATTCCTATATGGTATCTCATAAACGACTTCTTTATACGACAGATGCAGAAAATCAATGAACGTTGCTATCTGCCCGAGGAGACAATTATTTCCTACTGTCTCTGATTTGCTGTCAGACTTGCTACGCTCTTGGCTAAAGCTGACAGCTTGAAAAAATCTTGGGAAGAGATTAACGAGCACGCCTTTTCAAGAGCCTCTACCACTTCCTCAAATGTTCCTTTTGACAATTCCTCAGAAAGAAGGTCGTCACCTTGTATAAACCATGACAGTGCATGAGCAGCCTGATTGACATTACCTAATGATGCAAGCACGTCTTTTACAGTATTCCCTGATACTAAATCTGACAAATAATATCCGGCACCTGCGATTTTATGTATAGTGGGAGGCATGATAACATAAACTTTCCCGTTTATAACCACGGTCTGGAAATCCATACCAAGGATGGCACTATTAACTATCTTTGCGGCATTTTTCATAATTTTTTACTAAAAATGGCGGGCAGTTAACCCGCCATCATCCCCAAAACACAATCTTTCAACCCTATAAAAGTCCTTTTTATATATTGCCTCCAGCAACAGAGCCATCAACAACAGAGCCGTCAAACCTGAAATAAGAGCCTACACCTTCATTTTCCAAGGCTGTTGCCGTCACACCAAGTCCGATGTTTTTCTCAACAAAGTTGCCTTTGCCGATTATGTTCGCTTTTGTCAGAATAATATAATTCCCTGTCTTTGTCTGAGCTATAACCGCCTTTTCAATCACTTCTGGAGTCTCAGACTGTTTCCAACCGACAGCTTCACTCTCAGATGTAGCAGGAGTACCATCAGCTGTAATTGCAGTTCCTCCCTGTAGATCTGCCATTTCAAAATATGAATACTCTCCCATTGTGAACGAAATGGAGGGAATGCTTCCTTTTGTCACATCTTTGTAATAGGTCTGCCCTGTCAGCTCATTTACATAGTCATCAGATTCCGGATCTGTTTCCTCATATCCCCATGTGTCCTGATGCGAGTTCTTCACTTCATGAGCACTGCCATCTACAAATCCTTTTATCAAGGCAGGAGTAACCTTCTCCTTTATAACATCAGCATACCATATACGCTTGATGCCAATATATTGTTTTTTTGCCATATTAATTTATTTTTTAATTTATATTGAAAACTTCAAATAAGACTCTCACATTGACATAATGACATTTCAGATTTTTATCTTCTTCAACTCCTATGGATGATATTGAATACCTATAGACAGTATCATCATACAGCCCGATTTTATCAAAAAACGCCTTCGCTTCACGTTCTAACTCATCGGTACGCTCTTTATGTTTCTCTCCACTTATATCAGGTACACAGATATTAATTTCAAGGAAGTTCTTATCCCAATAAGTTTCAGGCGACTGCGATTTAGTATGTATTATAATACGCTCTGTATGGATTTCACCTTTCGGTTCAGTCCCCGCATGGTAGCGTTCCGATATGGAGAACTCTTCCAAGTCACGGTATATTATATTTGCCGCATCACCTGATGTTATCATCGTTCAAATTCATCCTTTAATCTTTTCTCTGCATATAAAGCCGCTCCGCCAAGAACATCAAAGCCTTTTGATTCAACTTTTGATGCGTACTGGAAACCATTGGGAGCTGTAGCGTCATTATACAGCGTTAACCCGGTGTCATCTACATCATACTTGTTGGAAGTTCTTAACGTCAGCGTATGGTTCTGGTATGTTCCGTGTTCCTCTGCGTATCTCACAGCCTCGTCTCCCACATCAATAATGTTTTTTTCAACCTCCCACTTGCCATCATCAAAGAACTTGTCAACGTCCGAAAAATCAAAATCTACATCCATAGCTCTGAATATCCTAAACAGTTGGTGTTCTTGACTATATAAACCTCTCCACTTCCTCTGACATTCGTGCCCCTATCGCAAATGCAGCCTGTGCTCATGCTGATACAACGCACTTCGTCCCCTGCCTTAACGGATATGTGCCTCTCACATACGACATGATAATTAGGCCGATACACTGACCCGTTTTCCGATGCAAACTCCTTTGTGGAGTTGTCATCGCAACGGCATCTGCACACATCTTGCCATCTCTCACCGCCTGTGCCGGGTATAGGCCTTCCGAACTCATCCTTTTCAAGCGGAACAAAAACTTTGACTTGTAATATATGTGGAGCGTAGTACATGACTTACCAAATGTCTGTGCGGTTTATAATCATCGATATTCCAAGTATATCCAAGGCATCATCGTTTGGAGTGACACCCCAATGGCGGCAAAGCCAAAGATAATACCTTCCAAGAGAGTCGAAATCCCATGATATGGAGAACCCGTTTTCGCTGACAGACTTGACTTTTGGAGAGAATACAAGTTCCTCAATGGCACTGATCATGGCAATGCCTACGGCACGTGTATTGCTTTCCTCATATTCATCATCTAATCCAAATCCTCCATTCATGGACATATCAAAAAGCTGCGCCTCTGACAAAGAGCCAAAGGGCGCGAACTTCTGTGATATGTATTCCTTTATTGTCATTCGTCAAACACTTTTCTCGTTCTCCTTGGTCTGCTGTCAACAGTTTCCTTTGAAATCATTTCAGCAAGTCCCTTGGAGATTAGTTCCTCGGCGCGTCCATCTTCAAACTCACAGACGCTTCCGGCAGGATAAACCTTTGAGAATCTGTCCCTGTCGTGAAACTCCTGTTTTATCTTTACGGTCGTCATGCCTGTACGGTTTTTGTGTCCAGAGTGTAAATCTGATCAACGTTGTTGACAATAGGAACAACCATAGCCTGTGAGGATGTGAACTCCCGGAACGGGTCATTCTCACGGTACTGTGACGTAAGTATGTACTCGTCAACACCTGCGGTATTCTGGCCGTTCAATGCCGTAGCTGCGGCGTTGCCGACCGTTGTATATACGACACCAGCGACAGGGCGCGAAGCCTCAACACAGTCTGTCCATACCAAATCGCCAAGTTTCTCGTTACAAGTTAAAACAACCATGCCAGGCTGCCAGGGCGTATGGTTCTGTTTCTTCCCGTTAAGCTCCGTCTTTATCTGGCGGGCTACACGGTGGAGCTTGACACCTGACCATTTCTTACTGATAGTATCTTCTGCCTGACTAAAACCAAGTGTCGGAATCTTGTTCCCTACGAAGTTCAGTCCGAAAGCGTACTGCTCGCGCACTTGCTGGCTCTTGTAGAAATTCAGCAAAGCCACATCATCCATCCAAATATCAGTAACCACGTTCTGGTCATTGACGGACTTGTCTATGACTTTTTGCAAGTCATCAATCGGTGCAGAGGCGGCGGAGTTGTCCCAAAGTGCAGATGCGCCGAACTTATTTTCCTCAAGATAGCCCACGTCAATCCGCAATCCAGTTCCGTTGCTTCGTGTGGCAAGTCCCACGCCGGTAGAAAGCATTGAAAGGAAAATATCCTCGTTGCGCTCCCATACGCCCTCGATGACACGCGGCAGGTCTTGGAAGATAGCATTGACGATTTGAGCAACGGGACGACCGTCACGAATCATACCGTCAATCTTTTTCAACTCCGTTTCTCCCAGCCAAAGTTTCATACCTTGTTTAGGTATCTTCCCTGTCGCAGTTTCCAGTGCATCACGTGACTTCAACGGCAACTCTGAGCCAAGAGCCACAATGTCAGCAGCGACACGTGTATATGCGCCCTTGATGCTTGTCCAACGTCCGTCAGCTGAGTAAACAGGGGTGAGACGTTCCTTGAACAGATAAGAAAGCGTGTTGGTATGCTTCTCGTTCAGTGTCTCTACAATGGAGAGAATGAGTTCGGGCAGATAACGCTCGATATACTCGTAATAATATGATTTTTCCATTCTTTATGCCTCCTCGTCTTTAATAAAGTCAATATGTGGGCACGCAGTTTTGAATGCCTCCAAAATAGAATCCATTGGATAAGGGGCAGCCTTCACGTTTACCTCTCCCCAGGTCATGATAGATGCCGCAGGCTGTGCGGTGAGAATAGAACGGTAGAGAATACCGGCATAGCTGTGTCCGGATGGCAACTCTCCATAGGCGGCACTGTCGCCTGTTCCTATGACTGGCATGGGCTTGTATGTGCCTTTCCCGTCTGTGATGATTACATGGCCGGCTTTCAGCACCTTTTCGGTGTAGCCCGCCACATCAAGCGTGCGGCCTCCCTTGATGCCGCTGATGTACTTCTGTATGACAACCGAGTCATCGCCGAATACAATCTGCTCTTTCTTTGCGCTTAAATCTCGTTTCATCCTAAATTACAATTCTTGTTACACTTATGTTATCCGCATAACGATTTCGCAATGGCTTTCACATCTTCCTTTGTCGGCTTGTTGTCAGCAAGCGGAAATGTGCCCTTGTTGCCTGGAAGTGACATGGTTTTGGTGTTGTTCGCTACCTTGGTAAGGTATTCTCCGATTTTTGCCTCGTCCGCGTCATCAGCGATGGCAAATCCCTCATCAATACGGTACTGTGGTATGCCCAGCTCCTTAGCTTTGGAGATTATCAGGTTTTTACGGTCAGCAGCGGCTTTTTCAGACTTGAAGGTATCGTTTTCCTTTTTCATGGCATCATAGCCTTCCTTCATAGTCTTCATGGTCTTCATCATTTCACTGATGGTCTTCTCTCTCGCCTGCTTCTCTGCAACGTACCAGCCCGGCAGCTCCTTTTCTTTCTCCTTGCGCTCCTGCTCTTCTTTCTCCTTGCGGGCTTCCTCCTCGGCTTTGGCCTTGGCGGCATCCTCGAACTCTTTCTTCGCCGCCTCCTTGGCTTTAGCCGTGGCGGATGTGACACGTGTGTCATAGTTCTTCTGCAAGCCTTCAAGGAAAGTTTTCTGAGCATTAACTACATTGTCGATGTTCTCGTCAGTAACAAGCCCAATAGCCGCAAGACTATCGGCGTGTGCCTGTAGGACCTCATCACCTAACCCAAGATGGGAATAACCTTGTTTTAGTTTTTGGAAAATTTTGTCTTTCATTCCGTAAATCGTTAAAAATCTGCGTAAAATTACGGAATAATAAAATTCTTATGTGTTTTTTTTCTTGGCCATTTGTGACAATTCGCCAATTGTCATAAAATAGTCTTTTTTGCAATAGAAAAAGGCAACCTTAACAGTTGCCTTTTACGTGTTTTATTGTCTTGTCCAGTCTGTATATCCTGTACAAGCATCAAGTATTATATATATTGCTATATAGCATACTTGATGCTTGTTGCTATTTTTCTGTGCATTGCACTTAGCAGAAAAGATAGTTTAATACCTCATTACTTCCTTGTCATCTGAATAACTACCGATAGTCTGCTTTCATCTAAAGTTCCGTTTATCCTGACTTTTAGCACATCAGCCTCTTTTGAAAGTAACTTGTATATATGTATAGGCTCCAGCGTTTTTTTATAGTATGTTTTCACTAAACCATTGTCAATTTTGTAGGAATCTTCCATTGAATGCTCCGTCTCGCACGTTCCGTCATAATTGAATCTCAATACCCCGCCCTTTTCAATACTCTTAAAGATTGTATTATCTTCTCTTTCAGTTATTTCCCACGTCCCTACGATTGTATTCACATCAAAAGCGATTGAAGATTCCTCGTCATCGTCAGAACACGCCGTTAACAGCATCATTGGCATTAAAGCCAACAAAAATAATAGTAATTTTTTCATTGTTGTTTGTTTTATGTGAATTATTCATTATATCGCTGCAAAGGTATGAAAATTTATTCACATTACCCCCCAGAAGACAAAAATATGTTAATGTGGTGGTAAAAGTAGATAACGAAAGGAAAGTGTTTGCTTTTCAAATATTTTGAAAGAATTTTCACAGATTTTATTTACCGTGTCGGGACATTTATCAATACGGCAAAGAAAATCGGCAAATCAAACAAATAAGAGCCTGTTCCAAATACTGTTTTTTTTAATGGTGAAGTCTATAACCCTATCCGAGGGTATCCTAAAAGAAAACGCTGTTTCGTCGTTGAGATTGGAAATAGCGAAGTCGCCCATTGATATGACATCCATTCCTACAAGTATATCACATCCATTCAAGAGACCGTCCATGACTTTTAAAGAGGGTATGGCGATGCCGTCAGGCAAAAGCAGGTCAATGAAGTATGTGCTGTATTCAGAACTACCGCCGATATGATTCACAAAACCGCTGGAGACCTTATGCAGTCCTAAAAGCCTCACGGTCTTTTCGGATATGGTGGTAATGGCCGCTCCGGTGTCCCAAAGGGCGGTAAACTGCCCATAACCTTCCGGATGCTTCATCGCTTCTCCGTCACGGACAATGCCGCACGGCGTTGTGATATGCCGGACACGTCCGCCATACCTCATTGTGAATGCGTGTTTGCCCTTTCCCATATCGTCAGTAAACAGTTGTCGTATATGCCTGCTCACCGGGTATGCACAGCAGGTATGTGTAATCACCGTCCGCAAACTTCGCCTTTGCCCAGTCCCTTGCCTCCTTGCCGTCATGGAACGTTGCCACAACGCTGCGGTTGCGGATGATGATGTGCATATCCTCATAGAGGTACACAAGCTGCCTCTGATTCTCCATGAACCACGTCATGTTTGCATCCATACTTCAGTTATTCCTTATTCTTTCTATTATACCAAATATTGATATATGCGTTTTCGTAAATTGCCAAAATGATAGCGCACAAGGCAAAGGAAGCAGCGGTGCCATAGTGTCCGCCATTGACGGCTTGCCCGGTTGCTATGATGAAAAACAACTCAAACAGAAGCGATATGACAAAATAAAATCTCATAATTATATTGCTTTAATCAGTTTTCGCTTTAACATCTATCTCAAACTCTTTTTCGCAGTGAGGGCAGGTGATAGTGATAGTGTTGCCAGTATCACTATCGGCGACAAGCTCTGATAACGGCATACCTATTATAGATGCTATCTCCTTTAATTTGTCGAGTGATGGATTACCATTAATTATTTGAGACAAGGAAGACTGGGTAATACCCTTTTCGCCTTGTTTATTTGTCATTAGTGAGGCCACTTTGCTAATTGTAAACCCCTTGCGTTGTATTTGCCCTTTTATATCCATATAATATAAGATTTAAATAATAGTGCAAAGATAGTGCATTTTGTCCATTTATGCAAATAATATTAGGTATAATTTATGTAAATCGGAATTATATTAGTTTTAAACACTTTTAATATATATGTTAAATATTAGTTAATACTAATAATAAACTTTGATGTATTAGATAAAACTTATATATTTGCATCATCAAACAACAAGTATAACAATTAAAGCAATAACGATATGACATTGACAGCATCAGACTACAGCAACATCGCAAGCCTCATCGAAGAGGGCACAGACACGATAGAGTACACGAAAGGCGGCGAGGTGCTTTGCATTGACTACACACTCGAGATAGACGGCTACGTAGAGGATGACTACTATAACGGCACAGGCGCATTTGTCGAGACAAGCGTGGACTTCTATATAGAAAGTGCTGACAGCTACACAGAAGACGGCGAAGAGACAGACAACGACTTCGATGAAGATGAGCTTTACAAGATAGTAGCATAATAAGGTAACGGGGTGGGCAACCGCCACCCCACATAAAAACAACGATAATATGGCAACAACATTCAAGAACACGATGAGAGAGATAATGAGCCTTGCATGGCAGTTTGTAAAGAAGAACGGCTATACAATGAGTGAGGCGTTGAAATGCGCATGGGCAAACGTTAAGCTGCGTGCAATGCTCGGCAGGCGCATAGTAGAGTTCTACTTCAAGAAGACCGATGGCACGATGCGCCAGGCGTTCGGCACTTTGAAAAGTGATGTGATACCAGAGACGAAGGGCACACGCAAGTCTGCTGACAATGTGCAGGTATTCTTCGATACAGAGAAATCTGAATGGCGGTGCTTCAAGAAGTGTAACCTTGTAAGGATAGGATAGAGATGGCAACGATAGCAATAACAGCCCTGTGTGCCTACGTGGCAGGCATATATGTAGGCAGGCACTTTGAAGAGTTTACAAAAGAATAAGACCAAATCAACAATTATATCCATGACCCAGCTGTGGCGGTGTGACAGGCCGCTGCAGTTCTTAATCTTAAAGAACATAAAAAATATGAAAATACTTAATCTTATAGTCACTCAGGCTTGGTTTGACGAAATCATGTCCGGCAAGAAAAAACAAGAGTTCAGGGACATCAAGCCTACAACGCAGAAGAGATATTGTGAGGTGGATTCAGAAGGTTACTGCAAGACCCACAACGGCAGGATTGTGCCACGTCACTATGATGCTATACGTTTCTGTGCAGGCTACCGCAAGGACAGGGATACCGCCATTGTCAAGATAAAAAAAACGCAGATAGACCTCGTTGAGGACGACATGGGTAATTTAATAACAGATTATTACAAGGGTGAAGAGTATTATGCAGCCCTCGCAATATATGACCTTGGCGAAATCTTGGAATCGAATATCAAGAAATAACAAGAGGACAGCCCTATGGGGCTGTTTCCTTGTCTTCTAAGGTGCTGTCATTACCCCTTATATTGCTTTCAGCCTGTTTGGCAGCTTTCAGCCTGTCGATTTCTTCTTCGGGCGCATCAGTAAGCGAGAGCATCGTCACAGCCTGCTCTAATGAGCAGATGCCGTTTTGGTAGAGTTGTCCTATTGATTCCCATGTCTTTTGCCTGTCTTCTGTAAACGGCTCGGCAAACTCATGTTCAATGTCGAGACTGTCGAAAGCCTTCGCCTTGTCTGGATGCAGCATCTTCAAGATGGCTATGATGATGTTCTTCTCTCTGTCAACAAGCTCGTCATATATCTCTTTGCGGTTGTCCCGTTTGATATATCCAAGTATCATAGCGTTTTTTATAGCATCTCCGGACAATGTGCCCAGGCCTTTTATTTTCTCAAAGGAGAAATCCGGTGTAAACGTATCAAAGAGGATAGAATCGTTCAAATCCTGCTTCTCCGCCCGCTGTGTCTCGCTGCTCTGCGGCGGGTTGACATACTCAAATTTCGATCTGTCCCCGGTCAGCTGTATCAGCTTGCCCGGTTTGTTCGGGTCTGTCATGGCGTTTATCACGTCAGCGGTGGCGGCCGCTATCGGATCGGCGAAATAGTTGTTCGTGTCTCCTATCCTTGAATCAAGCTGCTCTTCGCGGTTCAGGCGTTGCTCCGCCCCGTCCCAGGCCTTGTTCTGTTGATAATACAGCACGTTGATTTTCCCAGTAGGGTTCTGGTATGTCTCCACTTCCCACCCCATTGTCCCACGGTGGGTGAAAAACAGGAAATCGGGCGTTTGGATGTCCCAATGCTGCACGGTCTTGCCGTTTTCTTTAAGTTTATAGCCATACGCGAAAGCAGTGAGGTTCTTGTACTGGTCGAACAGGGGGCGCAGCTGATACCCCTCGGAACGTGCGAGGATAACGGTCTTCACGTGTCTCTCATTTGTCCGCTCATCCCTGTAAATATGGTACAGCTTTGCGGATTCTGTCTCCGCCCCGGCAAGGCGTTTCGCCTTTCTCATGTTGGAGTCGAAACGCTGCCTTTTCATGAAATTCGTAAACAGTGTGAACGCCTCGTCATCTCCGTCATTCTTCTTCCACTTGATAGGATTGCCAAGCAGGAAGAACAACTCGACCTCATTGATATACCGCTGCCTGGACCGCGGCAGTTTCTCCGTGATATATGGGTCGTCTCCCTTGCGGTACTTGTTTGGCCGTTTCATCACACCGTGCATCTGCGGATTATACTCACCCAATGCCTTGTCAACCTCAATATCGCGGTTCTGCATAAGGCTTATAGCTGTTGACACGTCCCTGTCCTGTATCAGCTGATACAGATTCCTCTCCACTCCGGAGCTGTTAAGCACCATATTGCGGAAATAGGTTATAAGTTGCTGTAAATAGTTCATAATGACATTTTGCTATATTAAACAATATTTTTACTTACATTATTTTATCTTGCCCCCGTAATTTTTCTGACCTCGCTGTCTTTTTTTGCATGAAATATTCTGTATTTGTTTCATTCTGCTCTTTTAGTATATGCCCAAGTCAGACTTTTTCACGTTCTTAGGCTTCACTATCTGACCAAGAATATGGCCATTAATATAGTAGCGAACAGCATCCCAGCAATGATTATCATGATCTTCCGGCTCATTGATATAATTCCCGTCCTTGTCTTTCGCCCAAACATAATTACGTCCTTCCCTTATCAGATTGTAGGAACGTTCAGTGACAAATATATTGTCGAAGTCCTTAATCCTGTCTATTCCGGCAACGATAGAGCCTGTGCCTTTTTGAACGGGATAAATGATAATACCGCCATTTGCTATCTCCTGTATCAGACGCGGGTCTGCGCAGTCCGCATAAACAAATAAATCTTCTTTCCGGAGTTCTTTAATCAGGTCGGAAGAAACCATGTCTGTCTTATAGCAAAGCTCTTCCAAATATAAGTCATTATCCACAATTCCGCACTTGACGATTGCAGACGGGTCATGCGTGAAACCAAAATCAAGCCCAAGGGCCACTTTCCTTGCGTTTGCTGGAAACCCCTTTATTATGCCTATTTTTTTGAACACAGCACCCTCTACCACATCTGCCCAACGCCCGATAACAGTGTGGGCATATTTTTCGGGATTGTCCTGCTTCATCTGCTGCACCTCTTTCAAAAATTGAGGAGAGAGGTTCTTGATATTGTCAAAGTATGTAGTATGGATATGGAGAACGTTTGGATGCGTGCTTATCTGCACCGGAACTCCGTCTATCTCAACCAGCTTATGCGTTTTTTCAATGTACTTTTTGTATATGAAATGGTTGCTGTCGGTGGGGTTCATTATTATGATGATACGGTTCTGAATGCCTTTCTGCCTGATGGAGAGCATTATCTTGTCAAAATCCTGCTCGCTCGTCCATTCCTCCGCTTCATCGCATACGAATGTAGTTATACCGTGGATTGATTTCAGCTTTGCCGTCTGGTTTCCTGATGAAGTTTTTATGCCACGGAACATTATACGGCTTCCTGTCATCTTGTTTACGACATCCGTCTTTGTCGTGTGGAAATATTTTGCCGTTCCGTCCATTTCTATCTTCTCCATCATTTCGGGAATGATAGAAATGCCTGCGGAAACCATCGTGTAACGTGTATAAAGAATCTGATGCACGATTCTTTCAACTGGAGTAAGTTCAAATGTGAGCCGTTCGATAAATGTAGAAGCATTGAACGACTTTCCGCTGCCACGTCCTCCTGTGATAAGGATTATAAACTTCTCCTTATCATTATATAGAGGATAATAAATCGTCTGTGGCTGTATCATTGCACTTTCTCCTTTATCCAATCTTCTATGTCAATACCCTGCTTTATGTTGGTTGGAATATCGGCAGCGTCCTCGTCCTGTTTACGCTCCACTTTCCGCCATTCCTTGTCATGGTGGTAAAGCCATGTGGCAAGAGCCTGTATGTTCGGCGGCAATTCCGTTTCCCCCTCCGTGGTCTGTATCTCCTCATCATCGGTATAGTTCCCGTCAATTTTCAGCTTACGTTTCGTAATGGTCTTGCTTTTGATTTTCTTGCCTCCCAAAGCTGCTTTCAGGTATGCGCTGCGGACTATGGAGTTGATTTTATTCCGTCCACGCGCTAAGACTTTAGATAAACGGGCAGACCTGCGGATATTTTCATTTTCAGACCACGCTTTATAAGTACCGTTTTTCATACAGCAAAAGACTTCCAAAGACAGCGAGACGCCGAATTTTCCTTCAAGCGCATCCGCTATCTCTGCATCCGTAAGCCCCTGCATGGCTAATGCAAGAATCTCATCGTAGAAATCATCGCTGTCGTAATCGAACTTCTTAGGTCTTCCCATATCTGTATTATTCGTGTCTTATAGGCTTATCTTCAACTCCTGTCATATCTCCACAATGAGGACATGGCACATAAAGATATGTACATCCTTCTATTTGACTGCTGAATGTTTTTCTCACATCTTCCATTGAAAACTCAAACTCGCATCCGCATCTATCACAGTGCTTGAAATATATAGCCTTTTGCTTTCCTGCTTCTTTTATTATTTTTATTGCCATACCAAAAACAATCTTTTACCTTACATTTGTTGCAGCGGCAGGAATTGAACCTGCGTTCTCTTCGTTATGAGCGAAGCGAGATAGCCACTTCTCCACGCTGCGATACCGTTTAATCTCTACATATTTTACAATATTCTATTCATCGTACAACCTTTCAGAGATTGAATCAAATTGTTCTCCCTTTACGAACTTGGTGTACCTGTCATATCCGAACCTCTCACAGAAAGCCGCCTTTGCGTCGAAGGTATCAAAGGAAAGCATAAGATACGCATCCATGTTCTCGGCTGTCTTCTGTGCATTCTCCTTTACCTGCTGCTTGACGTCTTTCATGTGAGCCACTTTTGCGGCTCTGTCGGCTTCCGCCTGCGCTGCCTTGACAGCTTCACGCTCCGCCTTCCGTTCTGCTTTCTCCGATTCATGCTGTTCGGTAACTGGCTGCATCATTTCGCTTAACTCGTCGGCGATTGAACTTTCCTCCTCTGTCTGCAAAAGGAAGTCCACGCCTATCATGTTCAAGTCCGCATCGGTCAGCCCAGCGTCCTTGTAGTCAATATCCGGAATAAGCTCACGCATCTTGTCGAAGTCCCATGAGCCGCCGATATTCGGGTTGTTCAAAGCCACGTTCAGCGACTTCTCCGTTTTCTCGTCCACGTTGATAACCTCGACACGGA